TTCCTCAGGATCTACTCCAGCTTCTTCATAAGTTTTTCCTTCATATTCATCTACTGCTTGCCAAGGATTCAAAGTAGTAGTTGTAATATTTTTTCCTCCTTCTACTTTTTCTTCAACTACATTAGTGGTTTGCTCTCCAGTATATGTTTTTTCTCCTTCTTTTTTTAATTTTAATTTTTCTTCTTCTGTAACTGCAGGGCCTATAGATCTATATATTAATTTACCATCATTAGTTTGTCCATGACGAACACCTAATCCGGTTTTATAAAAAGGAGTTTTACTCATTTTTAGTGATGTTTTTTATCATACTTTATATCACCAGCAAGTTTAGAAATATGTTTTTCATCAGCTGTCATATCTATATCACTATGATTATGTTTAGCATCATAGTTTATATCTCTTTTTAAATATGATATATGTGCTGCATCATCTCTTTCAGCAGCATGTACATTATATTTTGTTACGGGAGTATGAGAATGTCTAGCATTACCAGTATAATGTCCAAAATGTCCTTTTTCCATAATTTATTTTTTATTGTCTTTTAATTTTAACCATTTAGATACAGTATATCCTATAGTTACTAATAAAAGAATTATTTTAAGTGAAATCTCTATATGTGTCATTGATACAGCAAGAGCTATACCATTTATGGCTAATAACTTAATATCTGAAACAGCCATTTTAACCTTGTACTAATTTGGTTATAGGAAATTTAACTTGATATGCATTCGGTCCACATGGATATTTTGATACTTCCATACCAGTAATACCAGAGCTAGAACCCACACCGTGCATTCTACCTTCTTGATTTAATGGACCATCCCATATATGAGATTCTCCTACTATACCTACTTTTTTATTTTTACTTGCTTTGTTATAACCTGGATCGTGTTTCATTTTTTTATTTTTTATTTTTGCATCCAAAATTTTTTGCGTAGTTAGCCATTTTTCTAACACTATCGCTGTATTTACCTTCTTTAGCTTTCATAACAGCAGAAGCTGCACTACAGGCATCTTTAAATCCATTTTTTTTAGCCCACGCTGTAAACTTACCTTGATTTTTTTCTTTTATTTCAGGGAAACCTTTTTTTAATAATGGTGATATACTTCTCATTGTTTTATACCTTTTTTAGCCATACCTAAGTTATTAAAATTGTAAGCATCATTTAATATTTGTGCATTTGTAGATACGTCCATACCCATTGGTTCTGTTGGTTGTTGTCTAACCATACCTTCAACTTTACCCATTGATTGATTTGGATTCATTAACCCCATTGAACCGGGTTGACTTTGTAATAACTTTCCTATATTAGCAGCTCCTTTCGCTCCTACTATTCTGTCTGCTTGTGTAGGTTCAGGATTATTATCTATACCAGCTTTTACACTTAACATTCCAAACTCTGATTTGTTTTTATTTTTTCCCATAATTATCTTGTTTTATCTCTATTGAGATTTTTTATTGCTGTTATTAACACTTTATCTGTATATGTTTTAGCTTTCATTATTGAATTACGTTTTTTACTTACAGGTATATCTTCTTCACCTAGCATAATACGGTACATACGTGCTATTAGTTGTTTACACTTAAAAGAAACTTTATAGATATTATACTTTTGAGTTGTTCTATTTCGTTGCCTCCATGTTACAATCCAGTTGTTTTTTACCAATTTGTTCCAGCGTCTGTTGTCCCAACTGTAAGCATACGTACCGATCTTAAAATCCTGTTTAGTAAATAAATCCATACAGTCAAAGTATATTAATAACTCTAGATCTGCATCATTAAGATCATTGTTTCTACAAGCCCACTTTCTTATTAATCTGTAGTGTTTTAACAAGTTTAAATCTCGTACGTCACCAGATTTTAAACGTTTCATAAAACAACAACAACATCTTGTAATTTAATTACAATAAATTTTTCTTTTTCAAATTCAATACCGTGCCCTGCATGACGATCATAAAATATAGTATCATCTTTTTTTATAGTTTTTATATCATCACTAACTGATACAACTTTAGCTTTTCTGTATCTTATATCTTCCCTGTCTTTTTCTATTATAAGTAAACCACCTTTTGTTTTATCAGTTTTTACTTTTTCAGGAATTATTATTATATTATTACCTACTGCCTTCATTAATTCTTAAATTATTAATTACACAATCAGTTGATAATATTGTTGTAGCTACAGATGCAGCATTAACAAGGGCACTTTTTGTAACAAGTAAAGGATCAATAATACCTGCTTTAATCATATTTACAGTTTTACCTGTAATTACATTTAATCCTTCACCTTTATTTTTAACTAAACTTTCTGTATAATCTATACCTGCATTATCTAAAATAACTTTAAATGGATATGTTATAGCATTTAATAATACCAGTTCAGCTTCGTTTTTTGTTTTAATATGTTGTGATGCATTTAAAAGTGCTATACCACCACCAGGTACAATTCCTTCTTTAATAGCAGCTTTTGTTGCACATATAGCATCTTCTATTCTATCAGATTTTTCTTTTAATTCTATATCTGAATTTGCACCTACTTTTACTATTGCTATTTTAGCTGATAATCTAGCTAATCTTTTTTCAAGTCTTATAACATGCGCAGGTGAGGGTAGACTTGCTAAATCTTCTTTTACTTTATTTATAAGTGATAATACTTCATCACTTGGATCACCAACTTGTATTATGGTATCTTTTTCATCTGTTATAGATTTTAAACAACTACCTAAAAACTCTGGTTGTATTAAATCCATATCATCACCTAAGTCTTCATTAATGACAGTAGCTCCTGTAAGTAAAGCTAAATCATCTAATGTTTCACGTTTATTAACACCATATGTTGGTGCGTTTACAATATTTACTTTTATATTACCTTTTGTTTTATTCATAGCAAGTGTAGCCATTACTGGTGCTTCTACATCTGCTATTATAAGTAAAGGTATGTTTTTCTTTATAACATGTTCTAATACAGACTGTATTTGTCTTATATTTTCAACTGGTGATTCTATAATTAAAACAGCAGGTTTTTCAAGTTCTGCAGTTTTCTTTTCTTTATTTGTAATAAAATGTGGATTAGTTAATCCTTTATTATATTGAACACCATCAACTAGCTCTACATCTGTTTCTGGCATTGATGAGTGTTCCATCATTACTACACCTGTTTGACCTACAGCTCTAAAAGCATCACCTATAATTTTTCCAAGCTCAGGATCATTATTTGTAGATATACTAGCTATTTGATCAATCATATCACCTTTTACAGGTATAGATATATCTTCTAAATATTTAAGTACTTTTTTAACTGCTTTATTAATGTTTTCTTTTAATTGTCTAGAATTTACATTAACATTTTTTGCTAAATTTATTATAGCATGAGCAAGTACAGTTGCGGTAGTAGTACCATCGCCAGCTTCATTTACTGTTTTTCGTGCTGCTTCTTTTAATAAAGTAGCACCCATATTTTCTACAGGATCTAATAAAACTATTGAATTTGCTACAGTAACACCATCTTTTGTAATCATTGGTTTACCTTGATCATCTTCAAGTAGTACACATTTACCGCTAGCTCCTAAAGTAGAGCTAACGGCTTGTGTGAGTTTATCAATTCCTTTAAATACTTGATTTTGGGCATCTTTGCCAAAATTAAGATTTTTGACTATTAAGTCTGACATATTAAATTAAATTTGATTAGATTAAAACTATTTAAAGGTCTTAACGACTTTAGGTCCGTTTAAGAATTCAATTTTTTTCTCGTAATGCTGAACTGAAGCATTAACAGCTTCTTCAGCACCTTCGAGTGTTTCTCTACGGGTTACATCGATCCATTGCTCTGCTTCTGGATCTTGGTATTCAGTTTGATAAAAACCGTTAGGTAGTTGGGTTATTCGCCAGTTTTTCTTTTCAGCGACATGTTTCCAAAGGGTTTTTGTTTTTTCTGAAACTTGTGGTTGACTACTCCACGAACTAGTCTGGTAATATAGTGTCATAAGGTTTTGGTTTTAATTGTTTGACATTTGGTTATAAAATATATAGTTACTTGTTTTTCTTTGTTTTTAAGTGCAAAAAATTATGTTATACCATATTTACCTTTTTGATCATCATACTTAGTGTCTAATTCACTTGTTGTAAATATTTTATCATAAGCTCTTATTTCTCCTAAATAACCATAACCACCGTATGGGCCACCACCATCACTCATTAAATTAATATCAGTATCTGTTGTATATTGTGGTGAAACAGTATTTGTAAATGTATTATTGTAATTTGTTTTACCAGGTTGATAACGATTAACAGTGTATTCGTTATTAGGAAAATCATAACTAACAACAAGCATAAACCAATCAGAAGTAGTTATACTAGCTACATAACCTGAATTAACATCTGCGCTTCCTGATGTATCATAAACAAAAAAATTAAAACCTTGCGAACCTGGTTTATAATATCTAGTAGATGCTTGTGCTGTGCTAGTACCCGCTGTGTTTCCGTATAAAATAGTATTTAAACCACTTGTACCTGTAGCAATAGAAGACATTTTTATCCAAAATAAATATGTTAATACGTTTCCTGATTTTAAACTTAATGCTCCTCCGTGTGTAGCACTAGGTATTTGAAAATAATCAGCTCTACTTGATAAATCTAAATAAGTTGCACCATTTACACTTCCGGTAGAAGGAACAGTAGTAACTATTGTTGCATCATAATTATTTGAACTTAAATCATACCAAGTTGAACCACTTCCAGTCCAAGATAAAGAACTATTAGCATCTAACCATAATATTTGATTTGCTTCTAACTTTGGTGGTTGACCAGGTATATATTCATCTGCTATTTGTTTCCATGTAGTTCCATTATAAAATTCTACATACTTGTCTGTTGTATTATATCTAAATTCACCTGTTGAAGGTTGTGGTGCAGAACTAGTGGTAAATTGTATAATTCCATTTGTACCTTGTGTAAATGTCGTAATTTTAGTATTTGGTACAGACGTAGAATCTGTGGTAAATGTTAATACACTAGTTGTTTCTACTATAGTGTATTCATCAGAATATCGTAATATTACAACTCCAGATCCTCCAGATCCTGAGCTTCCACCTATAGTTTGATTAGGATGTGCTCCACCTCCTCCACCTGTATTTGGAGTTCCATCTTGAGCATCACCAGTTCCTTCATTTCTACCTCTACCATTTCCTCCTCCATCAGAACCTGTTCCAGCTGAACCACTTGAAAGATTACTTGCACCACCACCACCTCCAGCGCGTAAAACAGGTGATCCAGTTATAGATGATGATAAACCACTACCACCATTTGTTCCAACACCTAAAGTACTTACAGCAAGAGATGTGCTTCCAGCTCCTCCACCACCAACACCACCTTCTTGATTAGAAGTTGCACCTAAAGCATTACCATCTCCTGCATCAAATCCTTGTGTTGGTGTTACTGCAGTTCCTCCAGTATAAAAACTACCAGCATAATTAGAAGCTCCACCACCTGAACCTCCATTTCCAGGTGCTTGTGAGCCAAGACCTCCACCACCTCCACCACCACCGGTAGAAGTAATTTGATCAAATATTGAGTCATCTCCATCACCACCACGATTAGCTGAAACACCAGTTACTCCAGCTCCACCTTCTCCAACAGTTACATTATATGAAGTGTTTGTAAATAAAGAAAGAGTTGTTTCTACA